CTGATTTCGCCCCTTAAAAAGAGTAATTTTTTGTTATTTTATGAGAAAAAGTGGTTGATTTTTTCTTTCATATAATTGATATATTTATCATCAGATGAGAAAAAACAAAAAGGAGAAAAGAAAATGAATAAATTGTACAAAGCTAATATTGGTACAATATATGACAGGGTTAATTTTTACAAAAGAAAATCGCCTGCTGAATACGAAGAACTGATATGTATGGCAAATATGGCATTTGTGGAAGCGTATCAGAACTGGGATGCAAAAAAGGCTTCCTTCAATACACATCTGTATAATACGCTGGATAAAAAACTAGGTAACTTTATTCGAGGAGAGAAAAAACGATTTAGCAGAGAAATCAACGGTGCTTCATTACTAATTGATAGTCTTCCTTACTATCCCACACAATATGAAGTCACAATGAAACTTCCGGAGGAAAGCAAACAAATAATAAAAATTATTTTTGACCCATCCGAAAAAATAGAAAATAAATTGTTTAATATATCCAAGCGATCTATTAAACAACATCTTGAAAAAAAGGGCTGGGACAGAAAAAGCATTATTAAAGGCATGAATGCAATAGAAACAGAAATCAGCCAGGAGCAGACGAATGAAAGAAGTTACTAAACTTCCTGATGGTACTCTATCGGTAAAATTTTCTTTTCCTAAATCAGAGAGAAAGGAGTTCGATGATACACTGGAGGCGGTAAGATCTCTGCCAAATAGATCTTGGAAATCAAAAGAAGGGCACTGGAAAGTAAGTCTGGATGCCGAATCAATCGCTATTCTTAAAGAGGCGGGATTCTCTATTCCGAAAGAAATCATAACAGAATCAAATAAGCTGGAAGAGGCAGTAAAAGAAAAGAAAAAAGAAATTGCCTCAGTCAAGATAAAAAACTCACTTCTCTATGTTTGGCAGGAAGAACATGCCAAACAAATCATACGATCAATTATAGAGAATGATTCCGCCCTTGATGGGTCAGATACTGGCGCTGGAAAAACTTTCGTTGCTCTTCAAGTTGCAAAGCATTTCAACTCTATTCCTATTGTTCTTACAAAAAAAAGAGCAATCCCAGCATGGGAAAAAGCAGCAAAAATTTTCGGTTTTCAAGTTATATTCGTCACCAATTATGAACAATACAAATTTGAAAAAACAGAGTTTCTCAGAAAAGAGAAAATCGTTTACGAAAAAGGCAAAAAGAAAAAAAAGGATCCAGAATACAAATGGATATGGAACACTAATTGGCAACATATGATTATTTTTGATGAGGCTCATTCTTGCAAGAATGAAAAAACGGCTAATGCAGAAATGATGCGTGGAGTTATAGGAACAGGATCAAAAGTTCTTGCTCTCAGCGCCACAATCGGGGATAATCCTTTGCATCTTTATAGCGTGGGATTATTATTAAAACTATTTAAAGATGTTCCTTCATACTGGCGCTGGTGTTATAGCAGAGGAGTAAAGAAAAAGCATTTCGGCGTTGAGTTTATTAACACAGAAGCAAATCTGCAAAAGATTCATAAAGATATTTTTCCGAGTAAAGGGAGTAGAATAGCAATCAATGCTTTGCCTCCCGGAACTTTTCCTGAAAATCTATATATAACCGATCCGCTTGACATGGGAGAAAATACGGGAAAGATTCAACGAGCATATGACGAAATGAATAAGGAAATAATGGGGCTTGCTGATGTTCGTAGTAAAGATAAAAGCACGAGTATTTTGACCACTATTCTCAGAGCGCGACAGGAAATTGAATTGCTAAAGGTACCTACTATGGTTTCATTAGCTGAGGATCTTGTGGAGGAGGGGGCATCAGTTGCTATCTTTGTTAATTTCACAGAAACTCTTTCTGCTTTATCAGCGAAATTAAAATGTACTTGTATTATTGATGGCAGTACAAAATATGAAAAATGCATTGAAAATATGGAAGCATTCCAAGCAGATAAAGAAAGAATAATTATTTGCAATATTAAATCAGGAGGTGTGGCAATATCTCTTCACGATCTTAATGGAAAGCATAGACGGGAAAGCATAATATGTCCCCCGCAATCAGCACAGGACCTGATTCAAACTTTTGGAAGGATTCACAGAGCAGGGGCACTTACTCATGCAATTCAGCGTCTCATGTATGCTAAAGAAACAGTAGAGGAAGATGTGGCAGTAAAAGTAGCCACCAAAATAAATAATATTCGTCAAATCAATGACGGATGTTTGGCAACAAAATTTGAGCTATCCGCATTTAAAACAGAGGAGGATTAAAATGAAAAAATTAACAGCATATGAAGAGGCACTTGTGTCGGCGTTTCATAAAGGGATCTATGTGGGAATGACAATAGCTACCTCAATAGCAATTATGGTATTTTTATTTGTGGTTAGGATGTACAAATGAGTTTCGATGGTAAACGCTTTCTTCGGGATAACAATATATATTTTGATACTGAGGGCAAGAACTGGTCACAGGGATTTGTTCAGGTCAGATGTTGCTTTTGTGATGACCACAGTAACCACTTGGGAATTCCAGTAGAATCAGGAATGCCCAACTGCTGGCGCTGTGGTCCTCATTCAGTAAGAAAAGTAATCAAAGAACTTTTGCAAGTATCATGGGGCACAGCTGCAGAGATAGAAAAGGAGTACTCCCTTTCATTATCTGAGCAAACCACAAGAGATAAGTATGCCCAAAAGAAAAGAGAAAACGAAAAAGAACTTTCATTAAAACTTCCTTCTGGGACACAAGATCTTTTGCCCATGCACAAAAAGTATCTGAGAAAAAGAGGATTTAAACCAAAGGAACTTGTTGAAATATGGGGAATAAAGGGAACGGGACCTGTTGGCAAATATAAGTTCCGAATCATGATTCCTATTTACGTCGATGAAAAATTAGTTTCATATCAAGCACGCGACATCACAGGAAAAACTGATCTTCGTTACAAAGCATGTAGTATTGACAATGAAATTGTTCACCATAAATTTGTTTGTTATGGAATTGATAAAGTAAAAAATGGGGTAGCAATTATCAATGAAGGTATTCTTGATGTCTGGAAATTAGGTCCCGGTGCTATTTGTACTTTTGGTACCGGCTGGACCAAAGAACAGATTTTGTTTCTTTCTGAACGAATAGAATATGCCTTTGTTCTTTATGATTCTGAACCAGAAGCACAAGAAAAAGCAGAAAAATTATGTCAAGCACTCAGTGACGTTGGAATAGGTTGTGAGAACGTTTTGCTCACTGATTATGGAGATCCTGGTGAAATGCCAAAAGAGGAAGCCGAGGAAATCAGAAAAAATTTAATTGGATATTAAAAAGGCTTGATCTTTTAAAGCCCCTTTTCTATGAAAGAAATCTATTCGAGTCTAAGCAAAAGCATCATCCCTTTTTGCGTGTACTCGAGTATTCAAAAAAGCCGCTTATAATTCGGGATGAACAAAAGAGTAAAATCTTTTGCTGAATTTGAGCGGCTTTTTTGCACTTAAAATTTATCAGGAGCAGCATAATGAGTAGTACTTACCTAGAAAAAGAAAAAGGATTAAGTAAAGGATTATGGATTGAACTTGCCGTGATAGATGAAAAAGCACTTTGCTGGATAGAAAAAATCATTTATTCTATCATCTATAACTTTAATATAAATGGGTATGAATGCTTTGAAGGAAATGCCGCTTTTGCTGATATATGTCAAATAAGTAAGGGTAGAGCAAGTGAGTATATTGCGCGATTGATAAAGAAAAAATACATTACTGCAGAATATTTTTACAAAGGAAAAGAGATAAAAAAAAGAGTTTTAACCGTTACTGCCCCCCTTCGGAATTCAGGTATACCCCTTCGATTTTCAAGCATACCTATACCTGAAAACGATGAAGATAATAATATAAATAATAATAAAATTAAAAAAACTATATCTAAAGATATAGAAAGTTCTGACAAACTTACAAAACTTCCTAAAAAGAAAAAACAAATATCAGAAGAAAAAGAAATTCCTACAAATGAATTAGTAGAATTTTGGAACTCAGTGTCGACCGGAGCAAAACACAAAAATCCATCCACCGCGGTTTATCGTGACGCGGTCAAAATGTTTAAGCGGTTACAAAATGGTACTTTTGATTCTCATCATCCCATTGACATAAAATTTATTAAGCAACATTCAATATCGGCGGATATAATAAAAAGGAAGTGGACAAAAGAACAAATAAAAGAAGGCTTGACTAAATTGGCAGAGGGAATAAATACATTACCAAATGCAAGTAAAGTTAAAAAATTTCCCCTTCGTGACCTACTTCGTCACTATGAGTATGGTTCATCATATTTTTTCCGATTTGCGGGAGGAGAGCAAAAACAATATACGATAAAGAACAAAGAAGTATATAATCTATATGCTGATTTATTTCATGATAGAATAAAATCTACCAGAGAAAAAAATTGTCTAATATCAAGTGTGAATGGAATAACTGAGGAAGTTACAAAACTCCATAAAAAACTTGATAGAGTATACAGAGCAACTTCTTTTAGAACTTATTTTGGATCGGCAATGAATCCGATTCCCTTTTTTAAATCACATATTGCTTTTTTGAAGGATCGTAACAAACTTGATCCTAATTATTTGCAATTTAATTTTAAAGACTTCGTGATATGGGCGGAAAAGGAACATGGATACAAATTATATCCTACTGAAAAAGAAATGAAAGCGTTGTTGGTTGATATGAAACGGCAGGAAGTGTTTTTTGCAAATTCTAAACGCTCCGCAGATAAAACAAAACTTAATTTACAGGAAGAGGAATATGAATGAAATTTGAAACTGGTGATCGTGATCTGATAGCAGAAGCGTTGGAAGCATTCGCAAACTCTGAGACAAATGTTCTTGTGGATATGCGTTGCAAGGAACTCGCAAGTCGTTTTCGTATTGCTGAAATTCAATCAGCAAAAATAAGCAGCATTGAAAAAACAAAACAGGAAGAAATGCCGAAAAAGATTTCCTTGAAAAGAAAAGTTACAAAGGCAGCAAACTAATGGGTATTGAACGAAAGAAATTTGAAACTAAACGTGAATTTGAATTGATTACCGGTATGATAGTTTCCGATGCTTTCATCAAAGAAATAATACCTGTTTTCTCTCCAAAGTATCTTTCGTCATCACCGGCCAAAACAGTAGCACGGTGGTGTATGGAATATTTTGCTAAATATCAATCAGCACCTAAGGAAACTATACAAGATCTTTTCAAATCTAAAACAAGGGAAGGACAACTTGAGGAAGCAGATGTTGAAATAATAGAAAAATATCTTGACAATTTGTCTCGTAAATACGAAACATTAACCGATGATAATTATAACCATCAGTTTTATCTCGATCAGTCAGCAACTTTTCTTTCTGAAAAGAATTTAATGATGTTGACAGAAGACATTCGTACCGCTATCACTTCAGGAAAAGTAACTGAAGCAGAAGCGGCAGTGGCAAAATATGCCCGATTGTCAAGAGCATCAACTTCCAGTATTGATATAATCAAAGATAGAGAACGGATCATTGATATATTGAACTCTGAGGATGATGTTTTGTTAAAGCTGCCGGGAGCACTGGGTGATATGATCGGTCCGCTTTCACGAGGTGATTTTCTTGCCATTATTGCCCCGATGAAAAGAGGAAAAACTCACTGGTTACTTGAATTTGCTCTACGCGGTCTGTATCGTAATTTGAAGGTTCTTTTTGTTTCTTGTGAAATGACTGAAAAGGCAATGTTGCGTAGAACCTATCAGTCTATTATGGCACAGCCTAAAAGACCACAGGAAGTAATAATTCCTTATTTTGATGAAAATGGTTTCGTTGCTACTAGAGAAGTTCCAAAGGAAGGAATAAAAGCAAAAACGATATTGAAAAAAGCAGAAGCAATGACTACCTTTCTTCAAACGGGTGGAGGATTTCGTTTATTATGTAGGCCATCGAATACTATGTCTGTATCAGATCTTCGTATGGAATTACATAATCTTGCTTATTATGATGATTTTGTTCCTGATATCATTGTGGGAGATTATGCGGATATCTTTGCTCCTGAAAAAGGGGGGTCAAAGGAGTATCGTCACGGAATAGATGAAACATGGAAAAGCATGCGGGCACTGGCTCAGGAACTAAATTGTCTTTTTATTACAGCATCACAATCAACGCGTGAAGGCTTCAACAAGGATATTGATGAAAAAGGAGTGGCGGAAGATATTCGTAAATTAGCACATGTCACTCATGCCATGGTTTTAAATCAAGATAAAGAACAGAAAAAAAATCAGATAATGCGGGCAGGAATGTTGGTAAGTAGAAATGAGGAATTCCATACGGCAAATGAGGTGGCCTGCCTATACAATTATGCTATAGGTAAACCTTTTCTTTCTTCCCGATGGGTAAAAGACGTAAATGTATAGTTTTTTGTTTTCACTTTGGGTACTCATGGATATAATATAACAAGAGAGGGATAAAATGATAACAGTAACAAAGAAATTTGAATTTGAGGCGGCACACAAGCTTCCTGAATATGCAGGAGCCTGTAGAAATCTTCATGGACATACTTTCAAACTGGAAGTGACGGTTGAAAAAGGTTCTTATACAAAAAACGCTCCTGCCGGTATGATTATAGATTTTACAGAACTTAAAAAAATCATTACCAACAAAGTTCTTTCAAAACTTGATCATGCTTATCTAAACGATATTTTTCCAATGCCAACGTCAGAAATAATGGTTGAATGGATTGCAAAAGAACTTTTTGCTGCCGGACTTGTAGTTGAGCGCATTCGGCTTTATGAAACTTCAAACTCATATGCGGAGTGGACAAGATGAAAGTACTTGAAATATTCAACAGTATTGATGGAGAAGTAAATGCTTTCGGACAAGGAAGGATTTCAACTTTTATCCGTTTATCAGGATGCAATCTTGCCTGTCCTTACTGTGATACCCCTGACTCTATTTCAGGTTCAAAGGGAACAGAAATGAGTGTCGAGGAAATAATGGCAGTATTGGGGAATAGAAAGAATGTTACCATTACGGGTGGTGAACCGCTCATGTGGTTTGGGAATGGTCTTGAGGAACTTCTTGATACGCTCATGAATAATGAATGTCGAGTAAACATTGAGACAAATGGTACCATTCTTCCCCCTGAAAAGTATTTGAGTACCATGTATATGGGAGAAATTGGTTATACCGTAGATTACAAATGGGAAACAGAAAGGCAAATATTCACCCCTTCCTTCATGCGCTTTAATGGTATCTTAAAGATACCGGTAAGCAATGAAATAGAACTTCATGGGGCGTACTTGTTGGCAAAGGTATTCCATGATGAATGTAATATTGCTTTTTCCCCTATTGTCAGCGAAGGCATGTCTGTTAATAGGGTACTTGAGTTTATGTTGCAAAATAATATTCACTGGGTCTTACTTAATATACAGATCCATAAATTACTTGATTTTAAATAAAAAGGAGAATATGAAAATGGCAAAGATTACAATGCAGAGACTTAAAGTGGCCGCCGAGGATCTCAATACTTTGTATGAGAAACCCGCAATCAAAATCAATGCAGAAACAACTGACAATGCATTGATTGCTGCAATTGAAAAATGTGGTGAAGGACTCGAGGACGGGGACCTTCTGACGCAAGCTACTGTTGATTTGCTTATTGAACTTGAGATTGACGTTCCTTCAAAAATCAAAATCAAGAAAGAAGCAAAAGCAACGAAACCTGCTAAAGCAGATAAACCAGAAAAGAAAGCAAAAGCGCCAAAGGAAAAGGGTGCATTGAGTAAACGCATGCTTATTTTCAACATCTACTCCGCGGGAGAAAAAAATCCGGAGGTTATCTTTAAAAAAATGAAGGAAGCAGTACCTCTTGCAACTATCAAATTATATGTATCCGCGTGGAATAACGGTCGTCAGGTACCAGGAGGAGCAAAATGAAAGACAAACTTATAATAGTTTCAGGCGGGATGGATTCTATTACTCTGCTTCACAAGCATGCCCAGTTTATCAAGCTTGCCGTATCATTCTATTACGGGCAGAAGCATGAGAAAGAAATTCAATGTGCTGTGGAAAATTGCTTCATGTTGGAGATTCCTCACATTACCGTCGATATTTCTGCCGTCGGTACTCTTTTAAAATCGGATCTTCTGAAAAATGGCGGGGAGATTCCCGAAGGACATTATGAAGATCTTTCAATGAAGCGTACTGTGGTTCCTTTCAGAAATGGTATCATGCTTTCAATTGCCGCGGGAATAGCCGAATCCAATGACTGCAAAGAAATACTAATTGGTAACCACGCTGGTGATCATGCTATCTACCCGGATTGTAGAGCAGACTTTATAGCACCAATGGCAGAGGCAATCGAAAATGGAACCTATGGAAAAATACAAGTATATGCCCCTTTTCTACATATGACAAAAAGACAGATTGCCATTACAGGAAAATCAATCGACGTTGATTTTTCCCTAACATGGTCCTGCTATAAAGGCGGTACAGTTCATTGTGGCAAATGCGGAACATGTACTGAAAGAAAAGAAGCTCTTGAAGGATTTGATCCAACTGAGTATGAGGCATAAGATGGAACAAAGCATTAAAAAGAGTGTTACAGATATGCTCATACATATCGGGGAAGATCCTGCACGGGAAGGACTCATCGATACTCCTGACAGAATTATTCGTTCATGGGATCATATTTTTTCAGGATATCAAACTGATCCAAAAAGTCTTATCACGGATTTTTCATCTGATGGTTATAACCAGATGGTTCTTTTAAAGGACATAGAATTTTATTCCATGTGTGAACACCATATGCTACCATTTTTCGGAAAAGCACATATTGCGTATATTCCGACAGACAGAGTAATTGGCGTATCTAAACTTGCGCGTATTCTTGATTGTTTTTCTCGCAGAATGCAAATACAGGAAAGAATAGGGGAGCAAGTTGTAGAACTTCTGAGTACCGAACTGCATGCAGAAGGAGCAGCATGCGTACTTGAGGCACAGCACCTTTGTATGAAAATGCGTGGTGTGGAAAAGCAGGACGCAGTTATGGTTACTTCTTCATTGCGAGGAGTTTTTCTTACTGATCAAAGTACGCGATCGGAATTTTTAGGGTTAATAAAATGACACAAAACGCACAGGACATCGATTTTGAATTATTGTTTCGTGCACAAAAAAATGAGACGTTACTTCTTATTGATGGCGGAATGTGTCATTATCATTGTAGAAAAGATGGACAATGCACAATACGCGTACTCATATCTACTAAATCGGGTGCGGGTTCTTCCATGCTTAAAACAGTGATTGAACGTGCTGAGCAAAAGGGCATGTCCTTTTTGCTCGCCGTTTGTCCTGCGGATCTTGCGTCAAATAAGTGGTACAAAAATAAAGGCTTTGTTCTGGATCATACTAAAAACTCCAAAACAGGACGGCTTTTAAATGTATGGACATTATCTCTTTCCAAAAAGGGATTTAATTTAAATTAAGGATCTATTATGAAAACAACAGATGTATCACAACTTAAAACATTGGGATCTAAAGGAACTGAATATGATTTTTCTGGTCCTTCAAGAGAGATTTTGGAAACATTTGAAAATGTGCATCCAAATAATAACTACAAAATTCATCTTATTTTTCCCGAGTTCACAAGTCTATGCCCCAAAACGCACCAACCTGATTTCGCGGAAATAACTGTTGATTACATGCCAAACGCACGATGCATTGAGTCAAAATCCTTAAAACTGTACTATTTCGCATACCGTAATTGTGGGGCGTTCATGGAGGAAATTACAAACAGAATGCTCAATGATTTCGTGGCAGTAACCAGTCCAAAATGGATGAAAGTAACCGGCAAGTTCAATGCAAGAGGTGGTACGGAAATAATCGTGGAAGCTGAGTATACGGAGAATGTGAAGTGAAAAAACCCTCTGTGGATTTATTTCTTGATTCAGGAGCATTCTCGGCGTGGTCTAAACAAACTGAAATCAATATAGACGAATATGTTGATTTCATTTTATTGCACCAGAATAACATTGATGTTATTGCGAATCTTGATGTTATTCCAGGTGAGTGGGGAAAACAAAATACGCCTGAGGATGTGGAAAACTCTGCTAAAAAGGGTTTTGATAATTACTACTATATGCTTAAACGCGGAGTAGATAAAAATAAACTTGTGCATATATTTCATCAAGGAGAGGACCCAAAGTGGCTTTTAAAAATGATGAAAGAAATGGATTATATTGGTGTATCCCCTGCCAATGACAAATCAACTCCGCAAAAAATAGAGTGGCTGGATAAAGTGTATTCTGAGTATATTTGTGACGCTAAAGGAATTCCTCAGATAAAGACACATGGTTTTGGCGTTACGGCATTACCAATACTTATTCGTTATCCATGGTATTCTGTAGATTCTACTTCATGGGTATTGACCGGTAGATTCGGCGGCATATTTGTACCAAAAAAGAAAAACGGTGTTTATGATTATTTACAAATACCACATAAAATAAATGTCAGCAATCGTTCATCGTCATTAAAAGATGCTGGACAACATTTAACCACTCTTTCAAAGATAGAGCAGAGAGAGATTCTGCAATATTTAGAAGAGCGCGGTTATTGTTTGGGGGAATCTTCCTTTGATGAGGAAGGTACTGAAACGATCATTACAGAAGGGGTATCAAACGCGTATATGAAACGAGATGAAGTTAATATAATATATTTTCTTGATCTTGAGAGAAACCTTCCAAAGTGGCCGTGGGCGTTTAAACTCAAATCCTTAAAGGGATTTGGTCTCATATGAAAATATATTTTGCAACTCAAAATGTAATACAGGAACAAATCTCTCTCTCTTCGTGTAAGGTGTATAAACGCCTTATTTCTTTTTTTTATTGGAAGGATTCAAAAAAGAAAGTCAATATAACTAATTTATTTGACTAGGGGTTACAAATGCATATTTACTTTGCAAGTGGGTTTTCTGTTTCAAATATAAAAGATAAGGAAGTAGAAATGGCAAAAAATACTATCCAGCCATATGGAGGAGATTATATTCCTACAATGATATTTTGATACAATCGGAACATTTACGAAATAATTTTAAAGCACTCACGAGGTTGAATGTATGCGCATCTATTTTGCCACATGGATCGAACAAAATCAAGGAGTAACGCTTTCTAAAAAGAAAGCAACAAACCGCCTTATTTCCTATTTCTTTTTAAGGGATGGCAAAAACAATTTGCATAAGTATATCAAAACAGGAATTTTTATTAAAGGAGAAACGAATGGAATTTAAGACAGAAGAACTTCTTGTCACATTTGCTAAGGCAAGAGCAGGGCTTGCTAAGAAAGATATTGTGGATGCTGGCAAATCTTTTCTTCTTACTGGGGAAGAGATCATTACTTTTAATGATTACATCAGCGTACAGGTTCCTTTCAAAACCGATTTTTCCTGTGCTGTAATAGCGGATGAATTTTTCAAAGTCATAAGCAAAATCAAGAAGGAAACTCTTGATCTGTCCTACAATAAGGACACCAATGAAGTTGTCATCAATGCCGGCAAGATAAAAGCATCATTGATTTGTTCAGGGGCAGAAGTAGGCAAAATCACAGAAAGCGTAAAAGCTCCTGCAGATGCAAAGTTTCTATCCCTTCCAGCTGATTTCATGGATGCTATTGCGTTAACAATCAGCGCAGCAAGTACAGATATGACAAAACCCATTCTTACTTGTTTAAGTGTTGACAGTGAAGGCATTGCAAGTTCTGATAATCTTCGTATTTCCAAATATGTATTTAAAGAAGCAAAAATGAAAAAATCTTTTCTTCTGCCGGCCTCTGCCGCGATTGAATTATTGTCCTATAAGACAATGAAAAAGTATTTCATTTCTGAATCATGGGTATTCTTTAAAGATGATGCTGGAATTGTTTTTTCAGCAAAAATACTTTCCGGGGAATATCCTGATGTTTCTCCTTTCTTTGATATAAAGGGAACAGCAATAGATCTTCCTGAAAAGTTGATCGAGTCAATTGAGACCGCTTCCATTCTTGCCGATGGGGATTTTACTTTTGATAAGAAGATCGAAATCAGCTACAAGAACAAGAAGGTAATGTGCAAAGGGGTGACCAGTGATGTGGGATGGGTATCATCTACTATTACCTGTGAAACAAAGGAAGAGCTTTCCTTTCAAATTAATCCATTCTTTTTTAAAGAAATGTTAAAGCATTCAATGAAAGCACAGGTTTCTGATAATGGCCTTCTTTTTACTTCTGCTAATTTCAAGCACATCGTTTCTCTATTTGATTAAGGAGCAGATATGAAGGGATTTTTTTACGCGGCAGAAAAGAAAGTAAAAAAGACAAAAGTGCCTGGAGAAAAAAGAGCCTCAGGAGAAAAGAAAGAGCGTGCGATAGTTGTCAAAGACTATCCGCGCTATCCTGAGGAAGAGAAGAAAGTAACCATTATCCTTGATCCTATAGAAGTATGCAAGGTGATTGATGAGTTCATAGCAAAGGACAAACCATTTGCTATGGACTATGAGACATCGGGAAAGAAGCCCCATAAGAAAGGACATTTTATTCGATGTATTTCCTTATGTAACTCTTTAAAAAGAGCATATGTTTTTCCTCTCTATGACAAAGAGTACCCTTTAATAGAGAATGAGGACGTAAAAGCAAAGTTGCATGAACTGCTGACAAGCTCTATTGGAAAAATTGCCCATAACATAAAATTTGAGGCGCAGTGGACAAAGTATATTCTCGGATATTCTTTGAAAGCTATTTTTTGGGATACTATGATTGCTGCTCATTGCCTTGACAATTCATCTGGGGTAGTTGGATTAAAGTACCAGATTAAAAAGCGTTATGGTATTGGTGATTATGAAGCGGCAGTGGAACCCTATATCTATACAGATAAAAAGGAGTCTGCGCATGCTAAAAACAAAGTTCATCTTTGTCCATTGAATACTCTTTTGCTTTATTGTGGAATGGATTCTCTTTTCTGTTATCGGCTGTACATTGATCAGTTGAATGAAATTGATGATGTTCGGCAGATTGGTTATGATTTCTTTATAGAAGGCATAAAGGAGTTAGTCAGAGTAGAGCAATGTGGTATACATGTTAATCTTGCTTATTATGAAAAGAAAGGAAAAGAACTTCTTGACAAGATGCAGGAAATATCCGACAAGATCTATGCTACAGAGGAAGCAAAGGCTTGGAAAGGAAAGAAAGCTTTCAAGTTTACTTCTGGAAAAGATCTTGGAATTTTATTTAAGCAACTCGGATATAAGTCAACAAAGCAAACGGCAAAAGGCAATGATTCTTTTGACAAGGAAGCTCTTGCTAAAATGAAATCACCTATTGTTAAATTGATTCTTGCGTATAGAAGATATTTACAGATACATCACTTCCTTTCCAGATTCTCCTTGGAGACTGTAGATGGAGTTATGTATCCGTCGTTCAATCTGCATACTGTAGCTACATATCGGTCGAGTTCATCCGATCCCAACTTTCAAAACATTCCTAAAAGAGACGAGGAAGCGCAGAAAATATTGCGGGGTGGCCTTACTCCTTCAAAAGGAAGAAAACTTTTAGAAGTGGATTATTCCGGGGTAGAAGTAAGTATTTCAGCTTGCATGCATAAAGATCCGGAAATGATTCGCTATATAAACGATCCTTTATCGGATATGCACTCAGACGTTGCTATTGATCTTTTTATGCTGCCTAAGGAAACCACTAAAAAGACTTGTCCAAAGAATCTTCGTCAGGGGGCAAAGAATTGTTTTGTGTTTCCTCAGTTTTACGGAGATTATTATGTTAACTGTGCTGCAGGGATATGGGATAAGTGGCTTACCCCTGAGGATAAAAAAGCATTGAAGGAAAAAGGAATTAAGTCACAACGTATTTTTGAAAAGCATGTTAAAAAGGTGGAAGAGATATTCTGGTATACCCGATTTAAAGGTTATACGGCATGGAAAAAAAGAGTATGGGCAAAATTTGAAAAGGAAGGAACGCTTGAGTTACCTACCGGTTTTATCTCAACAACTCATATGCGAAAAAATGAAGCATTGAATTTCCCTGTGCAGGGACCTGCTTTTCATTGTTTATTGTGGTCATTCATTCAAGTTAATAAATTGATACGAAAGGAGAAATTAAACTCAAGAGTAATCGGACAGATTCATGATTCAATGGTTATTGATTTGGATCCAGCAGAAGAGGAGTATTTGTTACCAAAGATTCAGCATATAATGTGTGTTGAAATCAAGAAGCACTTTAAATGGATTATTGTTCCATTGAAGATTGAAGCAGAGATAAGCAAGATTGATGGTAACTGGGCAGAAATGGAAGAAGTAAAAATTAAGGAGGCAGCATAATGCGTGTTGATATTGATTCTGTATGCGCAAAAAGAGAAAATAGCGGAACATGCAAGCATTATTATTGTGAAGAAATAGAATGTTGCACTAATATTATTGCAGTAGAAAATGATAATTCTGAGGAACCCGATATTGACTGTTGTGAAATATCTTTTGACTCTCATTGTCCTGTAAATACTTGCGAACTACGATACAAAGGAGATAAAATATGAGTTCTAATGTTACAGAAAGACCAAAAGAATTTGCCGATGTAATAGGAAACAAAGAAACAGTGGCACAGCTTTCTGCCATGCTTGAAGGCAAGAAAGGAAGCGTACCGCATTGTATTCTATTCTCTGGTCCTTCTGGTTGCGGAAAGACCACATTGGCAAGAATCGTTGCGGATAAAATAGGTTGTACCGAGTTTGATTTTAAAGAGTATGATGTTGCTGATAATCGCGGTATTGATACGGCAAGAGAAATCAAACAGACTGCTCATCTTAAACCAATGGCGGGACCGGTTAAAGTATATCTTCTGGATGAAGTGCACAAGGCAACCTCTGATTTTCAGAACGCCATGTTAAAGATAACCGAGGAACCACCAGCCCACGTGTACTTTATTCTTTGCACTACTGAGCCGGACAAGCTGATTAAAACTTTAAGAAATCGCTGTACCGCTTTTACCGTATCAGCTCTTCCCGCGAAAAGGATTCGTCTTCTTCTTGAGAAGACAGCAAAGAAAGAAGGGGCGGAAGTATCAGATGATGCCTTTGAAATGATTTCCGAAAACTCAGAAGGGTCTCCTAGAAAGGCGCTCGTTATCTATGACCAGATAAAAGTTCTTGATCCTGAAATGCAGGAAAAAGCTGTTTCAAAAGTTATCAAAAATGATGCCGCGGTAATAGATCTTTGCCGCGCTCTTATTGGTAAGCCATCCTGGAAAACACTTTCGGAGCTTATCAAAGGCCTTGACGAAGATCCCGAAAAAATACGAAGGGCTGTTTTAGGTTATTGTACAGCGGTAGCTCTGAACGGAGATAATAAAAAAGCAATTCTTGTTATAGAATGCTTCAAGGATAATTTTTATGATAGTGGGAAAGCAGGTCTTGTGTATGCTGCATATCAGACCATTCTATAAAATTATTTAATCACTTTGCGGGTTCATGGATATAATATATTGATAAAGGAGGAAAGCATGAGTGAAAAAGATTATGCAGCTGATTTAGCAATCAACAAAAACGCCCTTGACAGGGAGTGGTTGAATCAGGGCAATTTATTCTTTCGTTATGCTAGAGACGCTGCAAAAGCAGATGTTGATGCAAAACGGGCAAAAGAAAAGATGGAACTTGTCTATGCTGAAATGTATGGGAAATGCAAGGATGCTCAGGACAAACCAACAGAGGCAAGTATCAAGGCAGCAATTTTGCAGTCAGATGAGTACAAAGCGGCATCTGCTGAATATAATGATGCCACTGAGGAAGCAAAAATACTCGGCATAGCAGTAGATGCTATGGCACATAGAAAATCCGCTCTTGAAAATCTGGTTAAATTGTATCTTGCTGGGTATTACTCCTCCCCTTCTGATGAGAAAGGGGAAGCTACAGAAGCAGCGGTAGAAAAAGGAACTACGCGACATAAGGACAAATTGTCTAAGTATAAAAAAGGAGCAGCTAATGAGTAAAGAGAAGAAAAAAGGCAGAAGCGTAAAGGATGCCTTGAAAGCAAGAACGAAAGAATCAGCAGAAACTGCCGATAACAATTCGTTCGGAAAAAAGGTCCTTGATACAAAGGACCTTCCTGAAAAATTATTTTACAAACCCGAGATCGGAAAAAATGCCATTGACATTATCCCTTTTGAGGTAAAGAGTAAAAATCATCCGAAACTCGTTCCTGGTGATATTGCATATGTTCTTGATGTATGGACGCATAAGAGCGTAGGTGCCGCTGATGATCAGTTCATATGTTTGAAAAAGACTTATGGAAAACCTTGTCCTATCTGCGAAGAAATGGAAAAGATGCAGAAAGCCGGTGATGATGAGGATGATGTTAAGGCACTTAAACCTTCCCGCAGAGTATTTTACAATGTCATTGATAAAATGGCAAAAAAAGATGCCAGCATACAGATATTTGAGCAATCCCATTTTCTTTTTGAAAAAGAGTTAATCGAGGAAGCAGAAGCAGGAGAGGACGGTGAATTTATCGTTTTTGCCGATCTTGAGGAAGGAAAGACCATCCGCTTTAAAGGGGTAGAGGAATCTTTCAAGGGCAGAAAGTTCACCAAACTGAAAAAAATAATGTTCGAGGATCGTGACGAACCTTATGATGAGGACATTATTGATGATGCTTACTCCCTTGATGAACTTCTGAACGTACCTACTTATGAGGAAGTACGTGATGCTTTTTTCAATCAATCCGATGACGAGGATGATGACGAGGATGATGACGAGGATGATGACGAGGATGATGACGAGGATGACAAACCGGCAAAGAAATCTGACAAGAAGAAAAAGCCGGTAAATGATGAAGATGATGAAGATGATGAAGATGATGAAGATGATGAAGATGATGAAGATGATGAAGATGATGAACCAGCAAAGAAATCTGACAAGAAGAAAAAAGCAAAATCGGACTTTGATGATTCTGATGTTCCCATAAAGGAAGACAAGAAAAAGAAAAAGCCTGCTGATGATGACGATGATGACGATGATGACGATGATGACGATGATGACGATGATGCTCCGGCAAAGAAATCTGACAGGAAGAAAACAAAACTTGCCGCTGGAACTTGCCCTGTAGAGGATGGTATTTTCGGAAAGAGTTGTGATTCATTCGATGAATGTGATGATTGTCCGAACCATACCGCTTGTGAAGAAAAAGAAAAGGAAGCAGCAAAAGAAAAGAATCAGGGACCTAAACCCGGAAAGGAGAATCCGAACAAAAAGAAAGCAAAACCTGCTGACGATGATGACGATGATTAGTTAAAAATAGAGAGGCGGGTATTTTCCGCCTCTCTACTATAAGAGGAGAACATGGAAAAAGAATATTCTGGTAAACTTCCCCCCAAAAAGAAAAAGCATTTAAAAGAACAGATAACTGAGGAAACAAAACGCAAGGTTAATCACCGCGAGGAAATACTTGAACTTGCTCCAACTGGTGTTGACATAATCGATCTTATCTTATGTGGCGGAGTTCCGTGGGGAAGGATGATCAATATCGTTGGAGATTCATCATCAGGAAAAACATATATTGCTATTGAGTGTATTGCCTTTATTGTTAATTGGTTCAAGAAAAAGTTGCTCAAGAAAGGAAAAAAGATAAAAGTTTTTTATGATGATGCTGAGGCAGGATTTTCTTTCAATACCAAAAGAATGTATGGTGTTGAAATGTTACCGAAGAATCAGAAGCGTTCCAGGACAATAGAGGAGTTTGATGTTCATTTACAGGAACAAATGAATGAACTGGATGACGATGAGTACTTGATATATGTGCTTGATTCCTTTGATTCTCTGTCATCTGAGAAGGAAGTGGCATTTGATGAGGAACGCTTCAAGGCCATGTCGAAAGGAAAGAAATTTGACAAAGCTACCTATGGCATGGATAAAGCAAAATATGCTGGAGAATTGTTTCGTTTACGTTGTGGTGAAATGGAGGACAAGAAAGTACTGCTCATTATTATTTCACAGGTAAGGGAAAACATTGGAGTCAGCTTCGGAGAGAAGTACAAGAGAGCAGGCGGTAAAGCACTCGATTTCTACGCATATGCTTGTATATGGCTTGCCACTTGTGATAAACACTACAAGCAGGATAGATTGACCGGTGTCACTATCAAAGTAAAGGCAAAGAAGGCTAAAGTAGAACGCCCGAACAGGGAAGGATTCATTGACCTTGTTTTCGATCTGGGAATAGATAATATTGTATCCAATATCAATTTTCTGTATGATCTTAAAACAGATCAAGGAAAAGATAAACTCAAAGAAGCGGCAAAAGAAAAAAAGGATTCTCCTTTTAATCGAAAAAAGAAAAACGAATTAGAGAAGAAAGAAAAAGATCCTCGCTTGCTTAATTGGGATGGGAAGGAGTTCACAAGAAAAAAACTTATTTATTTCATAGAGGATAATGATTTGGAGGAAGAACTAAGTAAACGGGTACGTGATAAATGGGAAGCAATAGAGGATTCCATTTCCTCAAAAGACCGTAAAAACAAATGGGGGATGACCTGGGAGTAAAAGGCAGAATGAAAATGACTGGAAGAAATTATTTTCGTACGCACACAGCATGGATTAAACGGAGGAAAAACAAGTGGGGATTATAATTGGTATTGATCCTGGAAAAGCAGGTGGCATTGCAGTGGTGTCTACTGAAGCAAGTACTTGCATTGATATGCCTTTGTTAGCATCGGGTGAAATTGATTCGTTAGGAATATTTCGCTTTCTTGCAAAATTGAATGCCGGAAAATCTTTTTGTATTCTTGAAAAAGCACAAGCTATGCCACAGCAAGGAGCAGTAGGTACTTTCAATTATGGTACTGGTTTTGGTAAAATTCAGGCGGTATTGGAGATACTGCAAATACCTTACGAGGAAATACGACCGCAGAAATGGAAGAAGGAATTTTCTTTATTGAAAACAGAAAAAAAAGATTCCGTTGCTATGGCGCAAAAATTATTTCCTTCTATCGAGTTTATCACTCCTAGAGGTCGATTACTTGATGGTAGAGCAGAATCTTGTTTAATGGCGGAATACGGGAGAAGGAAGAAAGGGGTATGAAACATTGAAATAATGCCGTACAGGGGCGGAAAACGCATGTAGAATCGATCTCAGAAGAGGTTATTTACCTATAATTGAACTTAAAGGGGCACAAAATGGATGATACAAAGCAGATGAAAAAAGAGCTTGGAAAAGATGAAATGGTAACAGAAAAACTTGATCCCCGTGACCTAGCTCCAGGGGTATCATTAGCTGCGGGTAGAATAGAATACCGGGAAGCAAAAAAGAATTTGCGAATTCTTAAACATCTAGGACTAAATGAAATGGCATTGAATGATGAGTACCAAAAAATACTTCATAAAAAATCTACTCTTCCTAGACAGCAAAGGGATGCTATTGTATACAAAATAAATATGAGAGCACAGGAAGCAAGTAAAAAAGCGGCAGAAGCTCCAGCAGTCGTAAAAGAACTTAAAAAGGTGGTTAAAAGAGCAACAAAGAAAACGGGCGTTACAGTATCAAAGAAAAAGGAGGGTGTTGATGATAAAAAGCATACAGCTGACTAATTTTCAAAGCCATAAAAAAAGCACTTTGAATCTATCTACTGGTATCAATGTTATCATTGGCAGTTCAGATAGCGGCAAGACTGCCATTTTACGCGCTCTTACATGGGCGCGTTATAATCGCCCTGTGGGTTCTGCTTTTGTATCTCATTGGAATCAGGATAAAAAAGGAAATCCTATTGATGATACTTCTGTCATTGTAGAAACTTCAAAGCATTCTATTAACCGAACAAAAACAAAAGGAGTAAATGGATATACTGTTGACGGTAATTTTCTTGAAGCAGTTAAGACAGATGTTCCTGAGGAGGTAGAAAGGGCTTTTAATCTTCACGAGGTGAATTTTTCTCGTCAGATGGATTTGCCTTTTCTTCTGAGTGAAAGTCCTGGAGAAGTGGCGCGGTTCTTTAATAAAATAATTCGCCTTGATATCATCGACAGAATGCTTTCAACTACAGAGAGCAAAAAGAGAAAAGCAAGACAGAATCTTGAGGCACAGGAAAAGATTGAAGAAAATCTTGCAGAATCCATCGAGGAGCTTTCGTGGGTGGAAGGGGCGGAAATTGTTTTAACTAAGGCGGAACGGGTTTCTCTGCGAATTGAAGAAAAGAAAGCTATGGCAAAAGAACTCAGTGAATACGTACTTAACTTTGCTCTTTATGCCAAACAAACTAAATCTTTTGACTGGATCAATAAAGCAGAAAAAAAGACAGTGGTAATTGACGAAGAAATATCAGCTTTAAGAGAAGTTAAAAAAGAAAGGCTGAAATTATCGGATACTATTGAAACTTACAATGAACAGAAAGCGAAGTTAAAAAGGATTCCCGATTTAACAAATGCCGAAAATATTTGTGTATCTATTGATGACTTGATAAAAAAGAGTACTAAAAAGAACGAATCTTTATCAAGACTTAAAGATATTTCAAGCAAACTTTCTGTAGCTGGTGGTTTGGTTACTTATAATGAAAAAGAAATAGAAACTTTACAATATGAGCTTCCGAAGGAATGTGTTTTATGTGGGGGTAAAATATGAAGTTTCTTTTAACAGCGGATCTTCATTTAACAGAACGCGTTCCTAGATGCCGATTAGATGATGATTGGATGCAAACACAAATTGATCACCTTGACCAGATAGCAAAGTATGCAAATAAATACAAGGTACCAGTAGCTATCCCGGGGGATATCTTTGACAGAGCTGTTGTAACAGATAAAGTAAAGAGCATGTTTCTCCAGTTCGTAACAAAAGTAAAGGCTGGTGTCTATGCTATCGCGGGTAACCATGATCTTCCTTATCATTCATGGGATAATGCTGACAGTTCTTCTTTCGGCGTGGTTTGGAATAGCGGGGTACTTCATCACTTGAATGAGCTTGGAAGTTCGGCTCATTTCGGGGAGGAATTAAGTGGAGTGGATAACGGTCTTCTATTCATTCACGTTCTTGTTTTCCCTTCCATTAAAGAAGCCCCGCCGATGGATGGGGATATTGTAATAGCTCAAGATTTGTTAAATGCCTTTCCTGGTGCACAATGGATTTTTACTGGTGACTATCATCATTCTTTTGTATATGAGAAAAATGGCAGGCGCGTTGTAAATCCTGGTTGTATCAATCGACAGAAAGCGGATGTTATTGATTATATCCCATCAGTCATGCTTATTGATACTGATGCAGAATCGATAAAGCAATTGGAGATAAAAGACGATGTGGCAATGGTTACTGATGAGTATTTGAAAAAGGAGGAGGAAAGAGAAACAAGAATTTCTGCCTTTGTGGAAAGTGTGCGATCATCTGAGGAAGTGAGTCTTGATTTTCTGAGTAATCTTCGCGGAGCTTTAAAAGCAAACAGAAAGATGGAAGGCGAAGTCAAACAAACCATAATTGAACTTATAGAGGAGTGCGATAATGACAACTAAGGAATATGAAAGAATTAAGGAAAAGATCGAAGCAGCAAAAGAAAAGAAGAACAAAGCACAGGGAGCTATTGAGCAATTAAAGGCTTCACTGAAAAAAGAATTTGGATTTGACTCAGTTGAGGAAGCAGCAGCAAAAGAAAAGGAACTTGCTACAGAAATAGAAACTGCTGAAAAGCGCCTTGAGTCCCTTATGGAGGAATTGGAAGGAGTGACAGAATGGGAGAAACTTTGACCCTTTCCGAAATGAGCAAGAAGATAAACAAGTTAAGCAGTAAGCGGGAATCTTTAATTGATCAAAGGGAATCTGCTAAATCTGAAGTTATTGTTTATCGAAGTAAATTGGAAAATCTGGAAAAGGCACAAGCCTTTATTCAAAAAGTTGCTCAGGAAACACAGGAGCAGTTGAGCTTTCATATACAGGATATAGTTCAGCTTGCCCTTGATGCTTGTTTTCCTGAATATGATTTCAGCGTTGAGTTTGAAATAAAAAGAGGACAGACAGAGGCTAAACTTCTTTTTATGAAGGATAATCACGAAGTAGACCCTATGGAAGAATCAGGCGGAGGTGCGGCAGAGCTTTCTGCCTTCGCTCTTCGCATAGCTTCCTGGACACTGGGCAAAACGGATAATGTAATCGTTCTCGATGAACCTTTCAAGGCGGTATCTGCTGATATAAGGCCGAGAGCAATTGCTATTATGAAAGAACTTTCGGAAAAACTGGGGATTCAATTCATAATGGTAACGCATGATCCTTCCATAGTAGAGATAGCAGACAAAGTTTTTGAAGTAAAGATCGTTAAAAAAATCAGCAGGGTAAAGGAGGTGGCAGGGTGAAAATAAAAGGAACTACAGACTGGTCAGGAAGAAAATGGCTTTACTGTAGAACTTGCAAGCAGTGGGTATTAGAAAAGAATTGTACCATTGCACGATCATTAAATATGTGCAATACCTGCGCTGAAAAAGGAGAAACCAATGCTACAAAAACTCAAGATCATAATTAAGATACTCGGCATGCTGATAATGATTTGTATGATGTCATACGCGCTCGCATGTTTAATTAGAGATAAAGCAAATATAGTTGGGATTGTTTGCTTTGCTTGTTTAGCAATTTTCTTTTGTTTTTCATGTATTCGGGAAATGATAGATTGCATGCATGAATGGAAGGAATAAAAAGTACCTGCCGGTGGCTGATTTCCGGCAGGTAAAATAAAAAGGAGAATTCTTCAATTGGAGGATTGAAGCATATTTTAAAGGGGGACATAAGTCCCCCGACCTGTAACTAACAAAGAAAATGGAATCGCTTTAAAACTTTAAAGATCCCCGTCCCAATAAAAACAAGTAGACCTATAATAATTCCCGCTAATTCCCATTTACCTATTGTTGACCATTTTTTGTTAGCAGCGGCTATTTTTTGAGTTTTAGTAATTATTACTTGATACTGTTTCAGCGCAGTATCATCTGCAATATATACTGCTTTCATTTGTTTTTTTTCAATAGGAGTTATTACATGAGAATCATCAAATAAATTACTATTGATTATGGTTTCCGTTTCTTTTTCTACTTGAGTGACTGGTAAAGTAGAACAAGCAAAAAAAGAGGAGCATAACAAAATAAGACTTATAAGCAAAACAATTTTATATTTTTTCATTATTTACTCCTGCATTTTCTCTGCTGGTCTGTGTTACTTTTCCTGCAGTAGCAATACCAGCGAGAATACCAGTCAATGCACTAACTGCTCCTGCTATAGTACCAACCAATAATGATATATTGGAAGGAGTCCAGTTTTTATAAATCCCGAGTAGAATGATAAAAGCAATTAAAACAGATCCTCCTAAAACAATATACCATACATGATCCATCTGCCGGCAAAATTCATAACGCATTGCTGATAGTTTACCATCACTTGAAATCACATCAATCATTTCATCATGAGTAAGTTTCATATTCCGGTAACCTCGTCTACTGAAATAAGAAGATAATTCCACAGATATTTCGGATTTGCTTGATACATTGACGATGCTTTTGCTGCAGCAATTTCCTGTTCATGATCTTCATGATCATCATCAACTTGACATCCTTCTGAGTATGGTCCAATATGCTCAACATCAGATTGTACTGATGCACGATGAACATTGAGTCCTGCTTCGTTTGTGGAATAGCTTTTGCCTGTAGGTGTTCCCGTTTTATCAAGCCTATCATAGATTAGCGGAATACATCCAGCCTCAGGACGTTGACAAAAAGCGTCATGTGCCATTGTGGTACCAGCACAATGAATATCGATTACATGTGATTTTGACCAGAATCCGAGTTGTATCTGTGCTGCTCCTTCCGTTTTTGTTTTGATACAATCTGCACCAGGACGAGTAGTAGCAGGGGCAATCCAAAGCTCATGAGTGATAGGGCGATACCAAAAACGATAGTCATTAAATCCATCTAGCAATGAATCTGTTTTTGTTCTGATACCACCGTGATTAAATTCGGACTCAATAACACCACCATGATTTTTATATGCTGTTTCAATCACAGGGATTAAATCATCTCTTCTAACTGCTCTCATGGTTTTACTTCTCCTATATTAGTTTTTTTGTGAATCAATATATCCTTCAATACGTGCTAAAGTTTTACCCTGCAGGGTTACTTCATGCATTAAAGAATCAAATTTGCGTGACATTAAATCGTCAATTCTGGTTGCTCCTTCTTTTAGTTCCAATATTTCCTCATGAATAATCTTTGTTGTTTCAGTATGTTTTTCATGAATACTTATAATGTCCTCCCGATGTTTTTTCCAAAGTGCTTTAATTTCCCTTGAATGATGCAGCATACGCGAATAGATATGTGCTACTCCTCCAAAAATAGTACCGATAGCAGTGGTAATATACGCCGTTAAATCAGGATTTGCTTTAATCCATTTCCATAACATTTCCCACATGATATGCCTCTAGTAGATTATTCTTCAATCATCCATGCCAATGCAGCATATTCGCCCGCTTTCATATCTGCAGGCAGATCGGTATTTTTTATTCTAACAAAAGATATTTCAATTTCTTCTTCGAGGTATGCGTTATAATTTTTGAGTTGTTCTTCACGTTCGGAAATAACGTCTTTGAATGATTTTCGTAGTTCGTGAAATTCTTCCATGAACTTTTCGATACACTCCATGATGAAATTATTGTTTTCAATAACTGGTTGATCAGTACCGGGAACTTTCTTCGCATGTTTTACTTTAAGTTCAGTCGCTGCTTTTTCAAAAGCCGCCCATTCCGCGGACGCTGATATTTTTTCTTCAACCTCTTTTACTTTTTCGGTAAGAAGCTGCATATTTTTGAAATATATAACCCTGAATTCCATTCCGGTGTAGTTTTTAACTGATTCCAGTGCAGCCTTACACTCAAAAAACTGTTTTCTTTTCATCGGTAAACTCCTTTTGTAATTATATTTTAACTTTATATAAATGCTGATAAAATTACCAGTACTTTATATCAATTTTGAATTATCTGGATCTATGAGGTCTTCTTTCCCCGCATATGGATCAACTGACTTTTCACAATGATCCGGTTGCCACCAAACTATTAAGTCAATTAATCGACACCACCATGTATTAGGAAATGCTCTTCCTGCGCGTGAACTTATGGTTTCTCTGTAGTCTCCTGCCATAAATGCATTTAATGAATCATCAGTAGCAAGAGATAGTCTGTAAATATATTCTTTTATTATAACGTCCGTAAATATCAACGAAACAAGTACTATCAACAACTTTATCAACCATATTGTAACTTCGATAATGAAAAGCGGAACATAGATCGGCAGAAAAAGAATGCCTGCTAAAATTCTTTGAAATATTTTCATGCTATTTACTCCTATGATAGAACAGGACAATCTGTAAATGTAACTGCTTGAACTGCAGCGACGGTTGTACAGGTATTTATCGCGCTGTATTTTGCATTGCACCAGTTCCGCACTGCCTTGATAAGCTGATAACTCACAATCGAATACAAAACAGTTCTATATGCGTTTGTTAATCCTGATTTATCAGCGTTCGTTCCGATATACGTTGACATATCAATACTGGATATCGTGTTTCTATACGCAATCAACGCGGGAACTGTTGAAATATTTTGAATGAGTAAAAACATTTCAGCGTTAATCTGATTGATTGTTTTGTTCAATTCATTTGCTATCACGTTCATCGCCCAATTAGAATCAGCTTGCATATTCTGCTGTACATAATCCGGATAGGTGGCATATATCAAATTGCTTGCAACAGTTGATGCCTGACTACATGCGTTTTTTTGATACTCGGCTAATCGCGTTGTAAAAACCGGCATTGTTGTTTGATGCTGATATTTAGGATCTGGATTAGCAACGGTAAAAACATCGTCAAAAAATAAATTGACATTTATATTTCCCGAAACTGGATCAAATACGGCAGACATTATCGGATTATATGCAAGCATAATGTCCGATAATGAAAAATCAACCGTATTATCCATCGGTGTAAAATCTATTATTATTGGTGTTTGATTGCATACCGATAACGTCAAAATATTTCCGTCTGCTGATTCTGAGTGAACTGCGTCCCATGTTCTGAAACCTTTATTGAGTATTATCATATCAATATACCTCATCCCCTGTTTCGATTGCATACGATGGCATCAATATCGTTAGGTGACTGATTGCTGGTGCTGATCCTGTTGCGCCTGTTGGAGCTGTTGTTCCGCCTGCACCTGCGCCGCCGCCGCCGCCTGCACCTAGACCACCACCACCGCCGCCCGTAGTAGTGGAACAAATAGATCCTGTACCTCCTACTCCTCCCGCACCAAGTCCACCTCCTGCACCAGATGCTGTACCGCTAGATCCAGTGCTGCCGGATGCTCCTGCAAAACCGCCGCCGCCGCCGCCTGCACCACTTAATCCTCCCGCTCCGCCTGCGCCTCCTCCCGCTGCACCAATGCCACCTAATGGACACGAGCTGAAAAAATATCTACTAGGTTGTCCGCAAAATTCTGAAAATTCTTGCGCATTACTTATATTTTTTGCTGTCGCTGGATATCCTGCTGATCCGGAATTGGCTGTAGCGATACCGCCCGTAAAACTATATTTTTGTAAAACTTCGTAATCTCTTGGTAAAAAATAGGTTACGTTTTTTAAACTCTCAGAAACAAAAATTATACCTCCACACACAGAACCCCCGCCTCCACCACCTCCGCCAGATGCATAACCTCCGGTAACTACTCCCGCTCCACCATTTCCCGCATCACTCGGATACGTTTTAATGATCGGTTGTGCATTGTTCGGGAAGTTTTTACAGATTATCTTTTTGCAATATAATCGCATCGGGAAACCTGAATTTGATCCGGCTCCGCCTGCGCCACCTGTAGATGCACTCGTACCTGTACCAATACCTCCCGCACCACCAGCGCCGCCTTGTAATCCTAGCCCGACAGAATTAAAACACGATCCAGAACCACCGAACGTACCGCGCCATGAACGAATTGTCACTGGACCGCCGTAAGTCATCGTTGATGTAATCGCTCCGGTTGTTGATGCATTTCCAAAATACACGATTCCGGCTGAGGGAATCGTAAACGATGAAAAATGATACTCATGATAATTTCTCAGTGTGGTATCTGAATAATCATACCCACGCTCTAAAAAATCACCGTTATTGAATGACCATGCTCCGAGAACGCCTGTACCATAATAGAACGGAATGAAATTTACACATCGTGCGCCGAAAAGCGTGCCCGTTGCACCGAGATATGCCCAGTATGCTGTTGATGCGCCTGTTGAAGGTGTTTGATTTTGATTTACGGCGTTTAATGAAGCATATACACCTCCATTGTAAGTAACAATCTGCCCCTTAATGTATGTCGTGCCACCCACCCATGTGGGCTGAGTTGCGATTGAATAAATAGATCCTAGATATCTCAAATTTGTATTGCCTGTTCTGTATCGTACAGAATTATATGTGTTCCACGTAGTAAGCGTATCGAGATCGGTTGACGGCTCATTTGCGTATGTTGTTTCCGATCCAGCGACAAGACTTATAACTCCGGTATTTGATACAAAAACATGATACCAAGTTCCCGCAGTTAATGAGCTTGCTGAAATAGTATAAGCCGTTGTCATTCTGACAAGCGTACCGTTTACAAAAATTTCTCCGGGCTGAACATATATCTGATAATTCGGAATACACATTTGAGCATAAACTGTTGTTGACACATATCCATGATATAACTGAAAACCATTTTGATACGCATACGCCTGCTGCATGAGTGTTGACGGGGTGAAACCTTGCAAATATGTTGCATTCAAATTATTAACTTGCGTTGTTGATGCGACGGTAAGCGGTGCGGTTCCTGTTGCAACAGTCGAGTTAAAAACATTTGCGGTTAAATTTGCGCTTGAATCTCTCAGCGCAATTGACGTTGCTGTTGCTGCGGTTGCGCCGATATAATTAGTTCCCGCAAGACCTAAATACTGTGTGGATAAATTAGTGACCATCGTTGTTGATGTGACAACAAATGGCGCTGTCCCTGTTGCAACGGTTGACGTTATCACGCCTGAAAATACGCCGGTTGATGCTGTGAATCCAGCGTCTGCGGTATTGCCAGCATTACGAAAAGCAAGCGCCGATGTCGATGCCGCGGTAATAATCGGGTATGCTGTCCCGCCGATCTGAACATAAGATGAAAAAAGTTTTGCGACTGAATTGTCAACCGGCTGCCACAACGTACCATCGAAACAAAAAGCGCCATAACCGCCCGCCGGAATGACAAGACTGATACCTGATTGAAAAGTCACTGTTGCGTTATATGATCCTTGCGTATTTGATATTAGCGCAAAAGATCCGGCTTGCACTCCACCTCCCGCAAAGGGCAATGTCAACGTCA